CCGAACGCGACCATCACGGATGCGTTCTGGAGCTTCGTGGCCCGGGCCATGCGCACGTCTTCAACGTTGGACAGGTCGTGGTAGATCTCCAGCCGCCGGTCGAAGCGGTCCACGATGCGCTGGTCCGCCGTGTCCATCATCCGAGCAATTCCGGCGAGCCGACCCCAATACAGGGCTCGCTCCATCTGGGCCGTGGCGAAGTTGGCGCCGGGGATGCCGACGACGGTGGGGGGGACGCCCAGGACGGCGAGGATCGCATCCCGGGCCTCGGTGACGAGGCTATGGAACTCCATGTCGCGCGGGGTCCAGGCCGGGATATCAACCTTGACGCCCTTGTCGATGACGAGGGCGCCGCCGGTAGCCGCAAGGCGCTCGTAGTTCTCGGCGATGCGCTTGCGGGCCTCGTCTTGCAGGACGGTCCCGGGATCAATGGGGGTGATGATGACCGTGGGGCGGCCCACCCGGGACATCGACGCGCTCTGCTCAATGGCCCCGTGCTCCACCTTGAGGCGCTGGAGGAGGGGCTCCACCACGCCCGTACCATACAGCGCCGAGGGTTCAGACTGCCACGACGTGCGGCGCCAATGGCTGATGTCCTCGGGCCGATAGACCGCCCGGGTAGCGCCGGGATCGAAGACGAAAGACCGCGGGCCGCCGCTGGGGCTGGGCTCGATCTGGACGTGCTCGGGGTGAAGCAGGGGGAGCGCCACGGGCCGAGCGCCACCCACCATCAGCGTGTAGCAGTTGCCCGTCAGGAGCCAGTAGAGAATCCGCTGCTGATACCACAGGTCCGCGGTCATCCGGCCCGGCGCTGGGTTCGCGAAGAGCTGCGCCACGGGGTGATCGGGGAGCGTCTCGGTGGTGCCCTTCACGCGGACGACGCGGGGCACCTGGGAGAGATCCGAGATGATGGCGTTCAGCGCCGCGTACAACCAGGGGAACTTGGCGAACGCCACCATCCCCACGCGGGGATCAAAGCTCGGCGGATGCGGCTGCCCGCTCGCGTAGCTGTGCCCGTGGTCCGGGGCCTCACGAGGGGACGGGCTGAACCCCAGCGCCGCGCGGACGCTGATGAGGGCAGCCTGGACCCGTGTGGTGAGGTTCATGGCGAGACTTTACCCCCGGGCGAGGCGAGGCGCTACAGGTTCCTTTGATGCGTGACGATCGCATACCTCAAGGCGTCGGGTAGGTGGTCGTCCTTCTTGACCACCTCCTCAGGCTCACCCGTCCGCGACTCCCTCCAGACGAGGCCGTCCAGCTCACGCCACAGGTTCACGCAGTCCGGGGAGATGAGGAGGTGACGCGCGCCGGTGACGTCGGGGGAGATGAACCCATCGACCTTGGATAGACCGGCCTTGACCTCCTTTCGCGCGGGGACGGTGGAGAGGTTTAGCTTTAGGACGGGGAGCCCCTCGGCGCTGAGCTTGGCGGCCTCGGCCTCGGTGACGTCGATGTGCTCGGCGTCAGGATGCTGCGCCCGTGCGCGAGCGTGGAGGGGGTGGCCTGGGCGAGCGATGAGGGGGGCCACGCTGGCCAACCACACGACGCTGTTCGCGAGCTCGTTGCGGGAGTTGGCGTCCTCGGGATCCGCGGCGATGATCGCAGGGGGCCCCCATCGAGCGGCGAGCTGCCCGAGGGCGCGGACGTGCTCCACGATCGGGGTCTGGGCGCGCTCGTACTCGGCGACGGCGTAATAGGTGGCGTCCCTCGGATCCCACCACAGCGCCGAGCAGGCGAAGGGCGCGCGGAAGCCGAAGTCAATCCCCCACACGACGGTCCCGCCCTGGGGTAGCTTGGCCGGGGGCCGGGCGATGTTCTCTCGGGCTGACAGCGCCGTGAAGACGCGGCCCTGCGTCCGGTAGAACCTCCCGAAGCGACGGGCCTCCCGCTCCTCGGCGCCCATCCCGGCGAGAATGGCCTCTGTCTGCGCCCGGGGGATGTAGGGGTTCGCCAGCCCGTCCACGTTGTGAACGCGCACCCAGCCCGAGGCGATCCGGGCGATGCGCTCCTGGAGCACCTCGGCGTCCTCATGCTTGGGCTCAACGAAATGATAGAACACCCACGTCAAGCCCTTTAGCGGGGTCATCGTCATCACGACGTGAGAGCTCGGGCGACGGCCCACACGCATCAGACACTCTTGGTAGACGTCCTCATCATGCTCTTCATCCAGGATCACCAGATCGAAGGCGTCGCCCTGGTAGGCTTCGCGGCCTTGGCGATTCGCCTTGAAGACGATGAGCCCACCGCCGGGGAGGAAGACTTGGGCCTCGTCCTGGGCGTAGCGGTTACGCCAGCGCGCGCCCTGGGGGAGATACTCCTCCACCTTGGGCCGGTGGTAGCGGAGCGAGTCGTCATGAGTCAGCGCCGAGAAGAGAACGCGCCCGCTCCCCCTCGCCCCAACCCGGGGCAGGCGCCGAGGGTCCACACCGTTGTCCGCGCACCAGGCAGCCGCAGCCGGGTTGTCCCGCCCGAGAGCTGCAGCGACGGCGAGCTGGGCCGCCGCTTGCGTCTTCCCGCTCCCGTTCCCGCCCAGCATCACGGTCACCTGCTCCCCGGGATGCTGGAGCACGTGGCGCTGGCTGACCATCCCCTCGGCGTCTGAGGGCGCATCCCATAGCCGGGCGTGGCGTAGGGGCTCCAGACGACGGGCGGCGGTCCAAGACTGAGCGGCGCGGGACGCGCTGGTGAGCTGTGCCTGGGTTAAGGTCATGGTGTGACTCTAACCCCAGCCTCAAGAGGTGACTCGTGCTCTCCCGATTCGTGATCTGTGCTCTCGCCCTCACCACCTTCACCGCCTGCGTCGGGGAGGATGACAAGGTCAGCGACGACAGCGCCGACAGCATCCCCCTCGTGGCTGACCATGAGGAGCGGCCCAGCTACGCCGTGCGCTGTGCTACTGAGGAGGATGGCGACTGCTACACCTTCGTGAGCATCCTGGACATCCCCGGCCTCCCTGGGGAGTTTTTCGAGCCCGCTGGTAGCCTGGACTGCCCGCTCGGCGATGATGGCCCCACGCTCGGCATCCACGTCTACCCAGGTGGCCGCATCAACGAAGACGGCGATCCGGGGTGGGGCGAGCTCACCATCACCTATGACTGCGGCGGTGTGATCCCCGAGGATGGCTACCGGATCAGCGCCGAGGCCTGGGTGATCGGCGACATGGGCACCGTCCTTCACTACGTCGCCGAGGCTGAATATCAGGCTGAGTGAGCGCGCCCGTCTGCCCTGAGCGCGCCCACGGTGCGGCGCCTCAGGCGCGGAGCTCCTCGCGCATGGCGTGCTCAAGGGCCAGAAGCTCGGCGGACAGCCCAGCGGCGCGGGCCTCGGCCAACGTGCGCTCCAGATCCGCCTCGGCGAGTTGGCGCTTAAGGGCGCCCAGGCCCAGGCGAGCCTCATCACGCTCGGCCTGCATCTTCTCCAGCGCCGTCATGGCCTGGAGCTTCTCGCTGCGCTCCAGATCTACCCCAGACCGCAGGACAGCCTCGCGCTTGGTGAGCAATCTGACGTCTTCTTTGGAACTCGCCAGCGCCGCGGTGAGCTCGGTGTTCATGGCGAGCACCTGAACGGGGAGATCATGGACGTTCAGCCCGTCCAGCCCCAGGCCACGAGCGATCTTGACCAGCGCCGCTCGCTCGTCCAGCAGCCGCCCCGCCTCTGAGTAGACCTCAGTCTCCCGCGCCCCGGGATCGGCACCCAGCCGGACGAGCACAGCGCCGAGAAGGTTGTCCCGGGCCTTGAGCTTGGCGAAGCGTTCGCGAAGTTGGGTGATCGGCTCGGTGTCTATGGCGCCGTTCACTACGCCGCGAAGCAGGCCGCCTTGAGGGTCGTATGTGATGCCGTTCGCCAAGCCGTGCTCAGCGCGCTCACCTAAAAGCATCTCAGTGACTGCCATGATGTTCTCTCCTTGTGGGTTCGTGGTCAGGTTACCGTGCGTGCCTGCACTATGCAAGCACTATCTGATGGCCAGCGCCGAGCGGGGTGAGCTGAGCGCAGGCGGATAGAGGCGCCTGGGATGCCCCAGGATCGTTCGCGGGCCTTCGTGCGGGTGTGCGGGCCTCGTGAGGCTCTTGGCGCCCGGTAGGGGGAGGCTGGACGCCGCTCTCCCGTCTTGCCCTGCTGCCCTGCCCTGCTGCCTTGGGGACGGGGGGCGTCCCTGGGGACGGGGTGGGGACGGGGGTCGGTGACGGGGGGTGGCCCCGCAGAGTTGGCCTCCATCGCCGCATATCGTCGTCACCCACTGTTTTACCCCTGTTTTCGGCACTCTCATGCAGGTGCGCGTGCGTGCGCGTGTACATGTAGGAACGCCCGTACCCCCCGTCCCTGGCGTCACCATGCTCA